GATGAATTTATGGTAGGAAATCAGGACGACAAGACCAGAGTTGGCAAGGAATATTTGAACTTAGTTAGTACAAATCAATTTCAGCCTCCTTTGGCCTCAGTCGATAATGTTTCAGTTGGGATTAAAGGCTCAGTGGCTTGCCCTGATGCAGTGATGACAGTGAATAATACCCCTTACAACAGACCCCCCGAGATCGATGCTCATGCATTCCAGAGAAGAAGAGAGTTCGTACTTGAAGCTCGAGTAGCTTCCGATGCGAAGATGAAAGGACCGAATGCTGTAGATCTAGGATCTTACAGTAGAGATGAATTGGTGAGTGCCAATTGGGCTGAATTTAGATTCTTGCCTGGAGTTCATTCGTCTGCAGCTATGTTGACTGAGGCTAGTCCTTGGACGACATTTGATGTGGTGTGTAGAGAGATCAAGACCAGATTTGTAGAGCACAAGAGAGTTTGCGAAGCGATTGCCCAGTCTTATGGAGGTGGAATGATTGACAATGTCGATCCAGAAGCCTTGTTGAATGAGACTTTGAGAGAGTCGTTTAGTTTACCGAAGAAAGCCATGACAATAACAGAAGCTCTTTTTGGAGCTGCGCCAATGGAAGCTCAAGGCCCCAGTGATGGAGAAGAAGGGCCTTCACAGACGCATGTTGAAGTTGAGGCAGAAGCAGTAGCTGAAGGTGAATGGCAGAAAGCGAATATCTTTAAGAAGACGAAACGACGACAGAGAAAACTAGCGAGAGATTCAGGAATGGTGATGAGACCTACTGAGAACAGAAGTGCTTTGGAGAGACATATCCATAAGTGTTGCTCAATTTTTGAGTGGCATATAGGATATTGTGAGAAAGGCTTGCTGTGTAGAAAGTGTGGTGGAACCACGAAGTGTGTGAAACCAGTGACCTATTCTTCTGACGAGGATATGGAGTTTTTGGATGCCGCCCCTAACATGGCTTTTGATATGTTTTGCGCGAATGGAAGACATGGTGAAAATGGAGAGGTTCACTCACACATGTGCCCGGAACCCCGGTGCACTAGAGTGTTGAATCATAAACATGGAAGCTATGAATACCAATTGTCAGACGGACCAGTGATTAAGATACACGCGAGTTCACATCGGGTTTGGGTTTGCCCAGACCATGCGAACGTTAGAGAGAAGTTTGAAGAACAAGGAAGTCAGATAGTAGTAGACCCAGAGACCCATTCAGGTATTGACCCGAATATGATGCACAGACACGTTTGCGCTGCTAAGGATTGCCAGAGACAAGTGGCTCATAGACATCCGGAACATAGACATGGAAGAGTGTATTGTTCTGGTTGTGTGACAGGCGCTTTTGATCCGCAGAACAAAGAAGCTTTTTTGGAAAGAGAAGTGATGATGGCGGTGAACGAAGAAGTCATATCACGAACGAGATTTGAGACCCATTTGAATCAAGCTAATGAGATAGCAGCAGGACGTAAAGAGAACAGAATATCGGCGACTTATGAAGAGTTTCA